CACCCCTTTGAGGTAAGTCGTGATCTTCATGAACTTGTTCATGTTCTCGTGGTAGATGGACACCCGCTCGCCACGCCGTCTGAGGCTCTTCGCAAGATAGCCCTTGTCGCCGTTGTCCTCGCAAAGAATCTTCCCTGCGTTGAACCGCTCCCGGAGTTCGATGATTTTATCTTGCAGATCGTCCACATGGCTCCTCCACAGGCGACCATAGACATAGTAGGTGTCGCCGTCTCTCTTGCAGATCGTGAATGCGGTGTAATCCTCGCCACCGTAGGCCGCATCGATGTGCGCCGTTCCCTGTTCGACCTTTGCTGGGTCTGCGCCCATCTGCGGATTGAGGAAGATGCAATCCTCGGAGGCGATGAATTTCAGTTCGTAGTTCGCCGCAAACAGAGACGGCAACATGGAGTCACGGAGTTCGTCAAGTTCCTCCTCGGAAATGATCTTGGCGATCTCCGGGTGGTAGCACGAGAACCGCTCTGGCTCTGGCATGATGGAGAACGCATCCTCCTCGTGCCACGGAGTTCCTGTGTTGAATATGCGGCCTCCCCTGTTGCGGAGGTTCTGGAACTCTTGGTAGATGAGTTTCGTGCGATCTCTCTCGGCTCTGGAATAGCGGTCTTTGACATTGACGATGTCATCGGTGAAGATGTAGTCGAAGTGTTTGCCTGTCAAGCTGGAGCCGATGCCGAGTCCGAGAAGCTGGCTTGAACCTTTGATGTCAGCGTTGAGGTTGGTGTTGACCTCGTTCGCTGACTGAGTGGTCAACCTGATGCCGACTCCGTAGATGGTCTGGGCGAGGTACTGCGTTTTCGGATCGAGCAGAATCTTCTGGACTTGCTTGATGACCTCTTTGACATCGTCATCCGTTTTGCGGACGAAAAGGATTCGCTTGGTCGGCAACAGCAGACAGATGAGGGCAAGAGCAATCGACACGCTTGTGGTCTTGTATGTGCCTCGACTCGATTGGAGCGTGTGGTCGCCCTCGCCCCTCACCATCTCGATGATCCACTCGTTGTGGATGTCGCCCAGCTTCGTCAGGCCGAGCAGATGTGCAAACTCGACAGGACGATCTCGGAGGAACTCAATCGCTTGCTGTCTGGTCATCGCCCATCACCGCCGCTTCGACCTCCTCGATGGTTGCCTGATCGACATCGGCGACCATGACCTTCTGCACCGGGTCTTGACCGACTGTGGATCGGATCGTCTCAAACGCTCGGACATCGCCGTTCAAGCCTCGCTCAAACAGCTTCGCCGCCAGAGCCTCTGCGCCGCTTTTTGTGCCGCCGTTTTTCAGCTTGACATCGGATGTCAGCAGTTCCTCCAACGCCAGCCGCAGACTCTTCTTGCGGTCAAGTGCGGCCTTCCGTGCGTGACCACCCTTTGCGGCGATCTCTCGCCGTTCCTCCTCAGGTCGGTCTTTGAGGTTCGTCAGATTTTGCGGATTCAACGCCATGCCACCGCCTCCTCTCGTTTCTCATCTCGTGGTTGTGTTGCTTTTGCCTGATGTATTCCTTCTCGGCGATACAGTATTCGCTCATGAAGATGATGTCCTTGTAGTAAATCGTCTCGACTTTATAGCCGCTGTTCCACACCTCGATGCGGAGTCCGGGTCGCATGGCATCTCTCGCCTTTTTCGCCGATTGAGTGACAAGCACATTTTTCCTTTGCTTGCAATCGGCGACCACGAATGAATTATAAGCCGTCTTCGCCATTCAAAAGCACCGCCTTTTCCCCGGTCAGGTTCTCCCACCGAGAAACGATGACATCGACATACTTCGGGTCGAGTTCCATCATGTAGCAAGTTCTGTCTGTCTGCTCGGCGGCGATGAGCGTGGTTCCAGATCCCCCGAAAAGGTCGAGGATTAGATCGCCACTGTGGGACGAGTTCGTGATCGCCCTCGCAACAAGGGGAACTGGCTTCATGGTCGGATGCTCCTCGGACTTGGAGGGCCGCTCGAAATCCCACACATCACATTGCTTTCTGTCCTTCAAGGGGCAGAGCCTTGCTTCGCCGCTTTTCCACCCATACCAGATCGGCTCGTACTTTGTGTGGTAATCCTTTCTGGATAAGACGAGTCGGTCTTTATTCCAGATAATGGTCGACGACCAGTGGTAGTCGTTTTGTGCGAGGGTGAGCATCATGTTGCCCCACTCTTGCGCCGACATAACGACATAGGTCATCGCACCCGGTTTCGAGGCCATGTTCATGCACTTAAACGCATAAAACATAAAGTCTCGAAACTCCTCGGTTCCCATGAAGTCGTTTTCAATTGTCCGAGGTTTATATCCCTGTGCGTTGCCCTTTTCAACAGCACCGTAGTTCACATTCCACGGAGGGTCTGTGAACACCATATCGGCCTGTGCGCTGTCCATCAGCCGCTCAACATCTTCCTCGCTTGTCGAGTCGCCACACATCAGCCGATGCCGTCCGAGTTGGTAGATGTCGCCGAGTTTCGCCTGCGGCTCGTCCGGGACTTCGGGAACCTCGTCCTCCTCGATCTCTGGCTCGTCCTCCGGGACATCGAATCCAAACTGAGTCATGTCGATGTCAACGATCTCCTCCAGTTCGAGCGGCAACAGTTCCAAATCCCACTCGGAGTTCTCAGCGGTCTTGTTGTGTGCGAGTGCGTAGGCTCTGCGCTGTTCATCGGTCAGGTGGTCGAGCCTGATGCAAGGAACCTCAGTCATGCCGAGTTTCTTCGCCGCCAACAGGCGACCGTGACCTTCCACGATGATGTTCTTGTCGCTCCAGATGCCGATGGGATCGGAGAATCCGAATTCCTCGATGCTCCTCACGATGGCATCGACATCAAAGTCCTTGTGCTTTCTGGCGTTCTTCTCGTAGGGCTTGAGTTTCCCTACCGGGATATACTCGATTTTCAGATTTTCCACTATAGCACCTCTTTCTCTTGCATTCTATCAATTCGGCACAGATTTGTCAATCGGTTTTGTTGCGGTGATACACTTCCGGGTTCAGCCTCATCACACGGTCGATGTCGCTGTTGATGTACTTCCGCAGACGGAGCAGTTTTTGGTCGATGATGTCATCCACCATCTCGCCTCCGTAGATGATTCGGAGTTGGTTCGCCATGATCAGCACATCGGCGATCTCCTCGGCGATGTCCTGTCGGTTGGATCGGTCGAGCCGCCGCCGAGAGAGTGCCGTGATAAGTTCGCCGAGTTCCTCGATGGCCTTGTCGATCTGGTGATCCACGCCGAAGTGGTTGATGGCGTGAATGAGTGTGGATTTCTGTGAATCGTTCATGCTGTTGCCTCCTGTTTAATCTTGTCGTGCGTATATCTGATCCGCACGTTGTACTCGTCCAGGACTCGGTGGACATCGCCCCAAGTCAGGTGTCCGGGTGCGTTGGAGTAGAGCGAAGCCGCCAACCACTCCAACTCCCTCGCAAGCTGTTGCACATCCTCGTGCGGTGCATCGTGCTTGTCGATGAGGATGTAGAGCATCATCTCAAAGGCCGCTGAGATGGCTCGGTTGGTCGCCTCGGTCACCATGCGGTTCGCCTCGGCCTGTGAGATGAGGATGCGATTCGGGTTGACCTTTTTGCTTTTCGCCATGCGTTGCACCTCCATTGTAATTCGATTGTGTCCAATTAAATTTTGCACTTCCGATTTCGTGTCGTGCTGTGGCTGGTCGGCGTAACCAAGTTACAAAAATCTGGTAACACCGAAAATTTGAGGCCACGCCTATGTTTTTCGGCTTTTCAGGGTGTAACTGTAACCAACGTAACCATTTTCTCTATAAATTGTTTTTACAGATATTTTTCACGGCATTTTTAACTTAATGAAATATTGGTTACATTGGTTACAAACTTGATTAAAAGTAGTCTTTTTATAGGTATAGCCTCAAAAAATGGGTGTAACCAAGGTTGTAACCAAGTATGTAACCATGTAACCAACTGCCACCTACAAGGGCAACAGATCGTCCTCGTCCATGTCTGCGACCTCATCAGCCCATGTCGGCTCCGACTTAAACCAATACTTCTGGACACCGTAGTCTGGGAACCGCTTCGGCTTGTTCGACTTCTGCCAACCGTCCATGCTCTGGAGGATGGTTGAGATGTCGTTGGAGTCCTTCTTGGTCGGCTTGGAATACTCGTTCATCTTGAGGGCGCATTTCCAGAGTTCCAGAATACACACTTCCGTGTGTGTCGCAAGGTAGTCGCTGATCAGTCCGACTCTGTAGTCATCCTCTGCGGCCTCGTCCTGATGCTGACGGATAGTGTCGAGGAGGTCACGGTTGGCGTATGGTTTGATTTGATCCGCATCGAAGAGGGCTTTTGCCTCTGCCCAACATTGCT